ATGCACTGCTACTAGTTGCGAATATGCTACAGAATGGCTGCGTTTAAATGCATAAGAGCCATCGGAAGGTTGATCCCAAATGGTGGTAGCAACTTCCTTCCAAGGTAGCCCTATTAGGTGTCGCTTGGCCGGACGAATGACAGCCAAAAACATAGCCAATCGCGGGATACTGTTCACAGCTTCGGGCATGCGAATCAGTGTTTCATAGTGCGCGCCGATGTGCATCAGCTGTTGGCAAAACTCCGGATCATACAGCTTCGACCAGTCAGGTTCCTGTTCCATCAACTGTATTAGATGTGCTTCGTCTCTGACTTGATTATACAGATTTACATTCAGGAAGTCCAGCTTCAAATAGCCCATGTCTTCTGCCACATTATAGTCCAAGCTGGCCTGTGCAGTAAACGGATCTTGTGGTATGCCTGTAAAATACACACCTGTGTTATGTTTGGTAAACTTGCCATCACGAATAATACTGGCGCTGGTATGCGGCAACACAGCCAGTATTTGTGCTCTGTCAGCAAAGTCTATGTCAATATCGCTAGAGAATCGTTTAGGTGTATTATTCACTTTTTCCTTTATTATGCGGAATATGGCCGACTGTTGCTTTTCTTCTGGCCCAGCCATCTCGCATTCTTTGTTTTTCCTCTTCAGATCTACCTTTGCCTTTATTCCACGGAATCTTTCCTGTGTTAGCGATACTGACGGCTTCTCTGACTTTATCGTTTTGTGGAATACCTTTGTTCCACGCAACTTTACCTTTGTTGGCTTTACTAACTGCATCCTTTACTTCCTGTGACCGGGGAATGCCTTTGTTCCACGCCAGTTGTCCTTTATGTGCAGCCGACAACTTTTGTCTAGTTTCTTCTGATATTTTCGACCCAGGCACATTGCCATCAATTCCATTTTCATCAATGAGATTGGCCCACTCTCTAGATTCGACTATGCTATGCTGTTTTGAAAAATGCAATGCGTATTCTGTCAATTTTTGTTTGTCAGTGAACAATTCAGTCCATACAGTACTAATATCGTTACCATGTTTTTTAATATGATCTTTCCAATATTTTCCAGAACCTTTATAAAGCAAAGGATCCTTTGTCGTCTTCCCGAAATATTTAAGACCAGTAATATTGTGTTGTTTTATGTACAACCAAGTAGGAGTAAAATTATTATTCATACTTTATTTAGTCGCAAAGTCAATACCAATGTCAGTCATCTTAAATTTCATGCTGGTATCCACTTTAATGCAAACATTGTGGCAAAACACTCGGCCTCGCCGTAAAAATTAAAAGTAACAGTTAGATCAACTGGATGATATGACCAATCAAAGTCTTGACCTCCGATTAATCCTTGATCCTTACACCAATAGTTCATGGTAATACCGTGAGTCGATGCTGACAGAGATCGATCACCGAGTGGCGGTATTACCACGGACTTCATAATCCTGCGGCCTCAAGCACGGACTTGACCCACACAGTGTCCTCTGGATAGTCTTTAAACTTGCGTTGCCATGTGTCTGGATCGATCCAAGGCATCACAATTTTAAGCTGATCTTCACTGAGCTGACCCAGAAATTCAACTCCGCTGCTGCAATTATACACGATCCAAGGACTAATTCTGCCGCCACTGATATGATAGCAGATCCTATTAGAGTTGCCAGATCTAAAGTACTCATTGAAATTGTTACCAAGTTCAGGATTAGTATCCGAGTAGTCCTGCATTTCCTTCAGCGCCCGCTCTAGTGCATCTTGCACCGCTTCCTTTTTCAAGTACTCATGTAACCATTCTAGATACAGAGCTTCCTTACACCAATAATCTATCTTTTTATTATTCTTCAGCAACCAGTCAATGAAGCTGACAGTGTTGACACATCTGACGCCCACTAGGTGTCTGCCGAATTTAACAAACGCTGTGTAATAAGGACTGCCTACAAAATCGGCATAAGTTTTTAATTTAGCACTACCCTGTGAAATTTCGTAGAACCGCAAATAAGCCTTCAAACCCAGCTGTACTCCGGTTTCTTTTTCTTGCTGATGTCTACGCTTAGACTCACATGCATGCGCTGTCAGCGTACTTTCTTTTACAAAACTTTTCTTACAGTAACGACAAATGAAACTCATTCTAGTATTTTATGTTCTTTAATGCAATTAATCAAGTATTCATTTAGTGCTTGATGCTGCCCCAATGCTCTGTGTCGTATTTCAGGTGCGGCATCACCGTAGATGCTCTTCCAATTTCCACCTGCTAATTCGGGCACGCCTTGTTGGTGTTGCCATTGTATGGCTTGCCACTTGAAACCATCGACGATATTTGGTTTACTGGATAAAAGTTTTAATCTATTAGAGTCGACAACTCTATCCGGTTGGTTTGGATATTTTGGCAGTAGAATGCTATCGTCGGCTTGTTGATATAATACTACTGCATGACCTCGATTGGTTAGATCCGAAATTACAGCTAACATTTGATACATGAGGTCTTCAGTTCTATCTAATAGACTGTACATTTCTGCTTTCAATCTAATGTCTACAAATTTTTCAGTATCTCGTTCAGACCAAAAATGCTCCCATCTACTAGAGAATTTCTGATTTTGTGGATTAGTCCATCGACCTTCAAAACTGGAATTTTCAAAATCTCCATCAGCA